TCAAGGGTAAGAAGCAGACCGTCAGCATTTTCGGTCGTTATGTTGACGACGGGACGCAACTTCAGGGTGGGCGACTCCTTGTGATGGAGGACGCTTACGATGATCTTGGCGAAGCAACTCCTGCCCTGACTGATGCTCTGAAGCGCATTCTTGACGATCCGGAAGCGAATGCTGTCCTTCCGAACATCACCAAGTATGAACCTTTGATCAGCCCAGAGAGGTTGTTGAAGGGTCGCGGGAGCGGAGAGCTGGCAAAGACAGTCGAACGGATGAAGCGTGTCACGGACTACTTCTTCGGGAAACTGTATGGATACACGACGGCGTACCTTGACCGATCCCCGCTGTACCGTCAGGTGTATTACAAGCGCGTCGGTGAACTGTTCGATCTCATGGATGACGCATCGGTCGTGACATTCCGAGACAACATTCTCAAGGGTGCTGCCGATCTGAAACTTGACCCCGATGATTATGTTGGTTCGACCAAGCTGTGGAAGCGCATCGAGGAAAGGGCAGCCAAACCGACTGGTGGTGGCCGCATCAACCTGACCCAAATGGATTCCTACGCCAAGGGTTTCGCTCTGGACGAATTGAACATCACGCTCTATTCGGCTGTGTCGCGCAACAACTTCACGGACATCGCCCGTATTATCGCCCCATTCGGTCAGGCGTGGGGTGAGGTTCTCAACACTTGGGTGCGTTTGATTGCGACGGATCCGAAGGTGCTGCGCCGTGCAAGCTTGATCGTTGAAACCGGCAAAGAAGCCGATCCCGACGGGGATGGTCGAGGTTTCTTCTACAAGGATCCAGTCACCGGTGAGTATGTGTTCAACTATCCGCTGTCCGACAAGGGCATCGGCCTACTGACTGGTCCGATTGCCAAGGCACTGGACAAGGTGCCGATCTTGAACAGGTTCGGCTCGGACGCTGGTCCAGTCAATGCTTCGTTGACTGCACCAATCAAGTCGCTCAACATGGCGTTGACTCTGACCCCTGGTATCGGACCGATGCTTCAGGTTCCGGCAGCGATCATTCTGCGCAACGTCCCAGGCATGGATCAGGTCAAGGAAGTGCTGATGCCGTACGGCGATCCCAGCCTGCGTGGGACGACGTTCATTCCTGCGTGGTTGCAGAAGTTTGCATCGGGTGTGTGGGACGGTCCAGACACCAGCCGACTCATGGGCCAAACCTACGCCGAGGTCGTCCAAAGCCTCCACGCCTCGGGCAACTACAACACGGCTGATCAGAACGACCGTGAGCGGATGTTCGAGGATGCCATCGGTATTTCTCGCCAGCTGACCGTTCTTCGGTCTTTCGGCCAGTTCATCGGACCAACCCGACCAGTTGTCGAGTTTTCCGACGGCGACATCATGACCGCGTTCTACGCCCAGATTCTGGAGCAATTCCGTCTTGAGGATTACGACACCGCCACCTCACGGTTTATGGAACTTTTCCCCAATGCCATTTCCTATCTTGGCGCAAAGACCAAAGCCCAGTACGGCGGTCTTGACGCAGGCAATGTCTACGGCAAATGGGAAGAAGAGAACGGTGCCGTAATCAAGCGTTACCGCGATGTCGGAGGCTACTTCGGCCCAACCGGTGGCGACTTTGACATCGTCACCTACAGCCGCCAGTTGGCGCAGGGCAAGCGCAGCCGCATGACCGCCCGTCAGATCATCGAGCAGGCTGAGTTCCAGGCTGGTAACGCCATGTACAAGGAAGTTGCCAAGCAATTCCAAGGCCCGCGTACGGACGAAGTGCGTGAACAGTTGCGCCAGTATCGAGAATTGCTCGGGCAGAAGTACCCAGGCTTTGCCACCCTCCAGTCCTTTGACACTCAGAAGTTCGACCGCGAAGTCGCGCAGTTGCGTCGTGCAACAACCGATAACGAACTAGAGGGTAACCCCGTCCGCGATGCTGTTGAGATTTACTTGACGGCGCGTGATGAGGCTCTTGGCGTGGCGCAATCCCGTGGCCGTTCAAGCCTTGGTGGCCGCGACGACGACGACCTTCGCCAGTTGCTCCGCCAGCTTGGCGAGACACTTGGTGAGAGATACCCAGATTTTGTCAGGTTGTATGATCGGGTGTTGTCCCGAGAAGTAGAGAGCGACACGGACCCCAATGGCTGAAACAACGACACCGCCGCCAACAACGGCGACGATTGACCAGAAACTGGCCGATCTTCAGGCCGGCTTCAAGCAGCTTGCTGCTCAGGGTGGCGGGGAGTCTCGCCTCGGTTACACAACGCCTCGTTACGGTGTGCCGGCTGGCTATACCCGTGCGGGCCGTGAGCCTGGTATCTACAGCGTTGTGAGTGGCCAGAAAGTTCGAGACAGTTACTATGATCTAGAGAGCGATCCGTTCATTATTCTGTACGGAATTTCGGATGATGTGAAGCGTGAAGAACTTCGCAAGACGCTGTTCGCTAAGGGCTATTACCGCACAAGCAAGATCCCGACTGGCGCAGTTGATCGTGAAGATGAATACGCGATGTCTGAACTCTTGCGTGAGGCGAACATCAACCAGACCCAATGGGATCAGTACGTTGACGCTGTCAAGGCCCGGCCAGACAAGACGACTGGTGGGGCGGCACGTCCCCGTCTGACAGTTACTTCGGCTGATGACATTGTCGTCATTGCCAACCGTTTGGCTATCGAAACATTGGGTCGCAGGCTGAAAGACAACGAGGCTCAGACAATCGCTCGACTGTACCAAGCGCAAGAACAACAGGCTGGTATGCAGGCTGCCGTGTCGCGTACATCTGTTGCGGCACCCGATGTGACAACGACCGTGATGAACACCCTCGAGACAAAGTATGGCGGCGAGCAGGAAGCGTACGGTTATTTGCAGGCCGCTAATCGTTTGGCGCGTTTGGTGGGGGCCGTCTGATGGCAACGCTTCAGGAACTTGAAAAACTTCTTACCGATATCCAGACACAACTGGATGCGATTGATTCTGCTTCTCCGTCTGCAAGCACACCGCAGGGATCTGTTGAATATCGAAACCCTGAAACGGGCCAAGTTGAAACTGTAAAACTTGCCGACCTTGACGTTTTGCGCAAGGGGTTGTCGGAGAACAAGAAGAAACTTCAGGCTGCACTCAAACCATTGCGTGACGCGCAAAACACTTACCAGAACGAACTGGTTGGTTTGCGTAGGGCTAAGGAAATTGCGGCGAATCCAATTACAGAATCTGCTCAGGGTTTGTCGCAAAAGGAAGCTGATTCCAATGTCGTGGCTGCGGAGGCAAAAGTCAACTCTGCTGCACGGCAGGTAACTATTGCTACGCAACGTCTGGCCTCAACCGAAGTGCCGGTCGTTCTTGGTACAACCAAGCCGAAAGCTGCTGGTGGCCCACGCACAACCCCGCCCCGAATGAGGATGCCCGAAGAGGCCGCCGACCGAGGTGTTGTTACTGGAAAGCCGCCGACCCCGCGTGATTTGGCTGGCGGCGGTGGTGGTGGCGGTGGAGCGACCCCGCCACCGAAGCCTGGTAAGCCTGGTGAAGCGTCTCCTGGTTTGCAGCAAGAGTTTTTGACGGTTGTCAATCAGCAGTTTGGGACATCGTTCAAGACTGTCAATGAATATTTGTCGGCCAAGGGTGTCAAGGGGATGGCACCTCGAGCGAAGCGTGTTGAGCGATACAACAAGTTCATTGCCGGCAAGGAAGAAACCACGCCAGAGGGCGGTCTGACGGAACGTGGCAAGCAGATTCTCCAGCAGGAATACGGTTGGGTTTCGGCATACATCGGTATCGATCCTGACGTGGATGCGGCGATGGGTCAGTTGGCGCGAAAGGAAATATCCGAGGACGCATTTGACGCAAAGATCCGCTCGAGCAAGTGGTGGCAGGAACGCAACGATTTCACGCGGGCATGGGATGTCAAAGAACGTACACCTGGTTCTACCGCCCAGAAGGAGATTGACGACCGCGTTCAGTCGATGAAGGATTATGCTTTGTCCACGTTTGGTGTTGTGTTGTCACCGGAGCAGCTGCGTCCGTGGGCGAGGCAGACCCTCCGAGAGGGTGCGTCTGCCCCGACCCAAGAGAACGGTGTTGCTGCCATTATCGTCAAGGGTGGCAGCCAAGGTGCGATTGACCAGTTGCGTCAGGGTGGCGTGGCACAAAGAGTCAATGACGTGAACGCCCGTTACGGCTACAACCCTGGATCGGATTTTGTCAACCAGTCCATCTCGAACATTGCGTTGGGGACAATGACCGAAGATATGTATGAGTCAAAAGTCAAGAGTTTCGTCAAGACCATGTACGGTGCAGACGTTGGCGATTTACTGGACCGAGGCTATTCGGTTGCAGATATTTCAGAGCCGTACGTCCAGACCGCCGCACGGATGCTTGAGACAAATCCGAACATGATTGACATGAAGGACACGAAGTTCCAAAAGGCTTTGGGCATGGTGGATGCTGACGGCAAGAAGCGTCAGATGACTTTGGGCGAGTGGGAGAAAACGCTGCGTACGGACCCGATTTACGGGTGGGATAAAACGAACCAAGCAGCAGGTTTGGCTGTTCAGGTTGGCGAGCAGATTTTGCGCCAGTTCGGAAAGGTGCAGTAAATGTCCAATATTGACAGGACTGATTACACGTTCAGCAACATTGACTGGGCCGCGCTAAATACTGAGGCTTTCAATCCTCCAGTCTCACAGTCTGCAATGACCCCAGCCGAGGCAGAGGCGGCAGCAGCTTTGGCGGGTGGTGGCATTCCGCTGAACCGTCCTTTTGTTGCAGAGACACCGCCAGTTGAACAACCTACGGGCGGCGGCACTCAAACCGTGGAGGAAGAAGAACCTCAGTTTGTCAGACTGCCGCGAGAGATTGCCCCGATTGTCCAGCCACCGGCAAGTCAAACTCCGATTGAGCCACCCGCTCCGCCCGCGCCAGACCCAGAGGCAGCGAAAAGGGCTGCTCGAGCCTCGGCCCGACCAATGGCTGAGATTCTGACGGACTATCTCAAGCCGTATTTTTCGCAAGAAGATCTTGATGTTTTGTTGGGTGTGGCCATCGACAAGATCGTGGAGTTCGGGCAAGATCTTGCGCCGGCAATGGTTCCGATTGAACTAAAGAAAACGACCCAGTACAAGACTCGTTTTGCCGCCAATGCCAAGCGAATCGAAAAAGGTTTGCCGGAACTGTCGCCGGCTGAGTATGTCAGTTTGGAGCAGACGTACCGCGACCTGTTCAAGGCATACGGAATGCCCGACTGGTCGTATGACGAAACAAACGACTTTGAGAAGATTCTTGAAAATAACATTCAGCCTGCTGAAATGAACCGTCGCATCGTCCAAGGTTTCAACGCTGTCAAAACTGCTCCGCCAGAAGTGATCAAGCAGTTCAAGGATCTCTACGACATTGATGAATCCAACCTTGCTGCGTATTTTCTTGACCCAACCCGAGGTGCGGAAAAGTTGGTACGTCAGGCCGAGGCCGCCCAGGTTGCTGGAATTGCCAAGCAGGCTGGCGGTATTACGCTTGGTGCTACGGCTGCCGAGGCTGCATCGTTTGCGGAACGCATCGCTGCCGAGGGTATTGCCCCGTCGGATCTTCAGGCCGGTTTCGCCCGCATTGCCGAACAGCAGGGTCTGTTCAGGCCGCTCATGCGTGGCGAAGAACAGATCTCCCAGCAGGAACAGGTTGAAGGGACTCTTGGCATCAATGCCGCTGCCCGTCAACGTATTGAGGCGCGTCGTCGTCGCCGGCAAGCAGAGTTCCAAGAGGGCGGTGGCTTTGCTGAGACTGCTCAGGGTGTCATCGGTCTGCGGACGGTTGGCGAATGATCGAATGCGACGGCTGCGGAGTCAAGTACGACCCCGTCGGTTGTCGTTGGCGTTGCCCCAAGTGCGGACTCAAGTCGTCGTGCTGCGAGGGTGAAGCGCAAGATAGTTGCACACACAACGATTGATGTGTAAAGTTCTCCACGATCCCGAGTGGAGGAACCGACCAGTAATCCCCCTAGCTGGTTGTGTATAAGGGGCGACCAACAACTATGCAGCCATCACGGTCCTCCGCCGTGGTGAGGGCAAAAAGGAGAGTGCCATATGTCCCAGATCGAAGATTTCGACTACGAGGATGACGACTTTGCAGACCGCAACCCTTTGCGGAATGTGAACAAGAAACTGGAGAAGGAACTTGCTGCTCTGAGAAAAGAGCGTGAGGAACTGCTCGCAGCCAAACGAGAGAACGCTTTCATCAAAGCGGGCATCGACCCGAATGATGCGAAGTTCAAGTATTTCGTCAAGGGCTACGACGGTGATCTGACTCCAGATGCCATCCGAGAAGCAGGGATTGAGGCGCAGTTGATCGCCCCACCGTCGCCGGTGTCCGCAAGTGCGGACGAGCAGGCTGCGTGGAACCGCACCGCCAAGGTGGCTGCGGGTGCCAACGCAGCACAAGCACCAGTCGATTGGGCAGCGCGAATCAACGCCGCCGAATCCCCCGCAGAGGTCGAAGCGATCATGGCAGAGGCACGAGCTGCCCTCGGGTAGCGAATACCCCCAAATCACTTCAACCCTGAAAGGAAACCCAAGTGGCCGGAGAAACAACCACCTCCTCACTTTCGGTTGACCAGACAGCATTTGATCGCCTTGCGTACTTCGCTCTGCGTTCGGAACTTCTGTTCGACCAGGCTGCCGATGTGCAGCCGACCCAGCAGTCCATGCCTGGTTCTGCCGTCACGTTCACGATTTTCGCGGACATCGCAGCTGCCACCAGCACCCTCAACGAGGTCACCGACGTTACCCCGACCGCTCTGAGCGACTCGCAGGTCACCGTCACCCTCGCTGAATACGGCAACGCTGTCGTCACCACGGCCAAGCTCCGTGGCACGTCGTTCCTCGACGTTGACGCTGCTGCTGCGAACATCATCGGTTACAACGCTGGCGACTCAATCGACCAGGTTGTCCGTGAAGTTCTCGCCGGCGGCCAGAACGTCGTGTACGCAACGGGTGGCGCAAGCGACCCGACGAGCCGTGCAACGGTCGGCAGCGACGACACGATCACCGCGAACGACGTTCGCAAGGTCGTGGCCCAGCTCCGTGCAGCCAATGTCGCAACCTTCAACGGTTCGTACATCGGCTATATCCACCCTGACGTGTCGTTCGACTTCCGTTCGGCAACCGATGCGGCTGGCTTCCGTAGCTCGGTCCAGTACACCAACGCGATGCCCTTCTACCAGGGCGAGATCGGCACGTTTGAGTCGGTCCGCTTCATCGAAACCCCCCGCGCCAAGGTGTTCACGAACGCCTCGGACGGCTCGGGTTCTTCGACCGGTTCCAGCGCGACGGTGGACGTGTACTGCACCCACATCATGGGCCGTCAGGCTCTCGCCAAGGCACACAGCATCACCGATGGCAACGGCTCCATGCCGAAGATCGTTCGCGGCAACGTGACCGACCTTCTCATGCGCCTCCAGCCGATCGGCTGGTACTGGCTCGGTGGCTACGGACGCTTCCGTGAGGCAAGCCTCCGCCGCATCGAGTCGGCCTCGAGCATCGGCTCCAACTGACACGATCAACCCGTGTAGCATCGGCCCCCTGCGCAAGCGGGGGGCTTTTGCTATTATCACGAACGAGGTAACCCATGTCGATTTCCAACTACGCCGAGAACGCTCTGCTTGACACGCTTCGCAATCAGTCGTTTGCGGTCACCACAACCTACGTCAAGTTGCACACCGGTGACCCTGGTGAGGCCGGCACGTCGAACGCTGCGACGGAGACGACCCGCAAGTCGGTGTCGTGGTCTGCTGCATCAAGCGGTTCGATGGCTTCGTCGGCAACGCTGGAATGGACGAACGTCGCCGCGACCGAGACGTACAGCCATTGGTCGTTGTGGGACAACGCTTCTGCTGGCAACTGCTTGTGGTCGGGTGCGTTGTCATCTTCGGCTGCTGTTACGGCGGGCGACACTTTTCAGATCACATCGCTGACGCTGTCGCTGGACTAGCGGGGTAGGCGGTGGCTTCGCCGCTTGACAGGCTCACAGACTTCACCTTCGGGTTTGTCAATGGTGGGCAGTTTTACCTTGGCCCGATCAAGGATCGTACGGCCACGGGGTCTGGTACTGGCACCGCGACGACGGTCAATGTCGTCATCAAGTTCCGCACCGCGACAGGTTCTGGTGCAGGGACGCAGTCTGCTACTGGGGTGCATATCGCTCCGCGTACCGCGACGGGGTCGGGTACAGGATCTGCAACCGTTGCAGGTCTACACATCGCGCCGAGGACGGCCACGGGATCTGGCACAGGATCGGCTTCGGTAACAGGTGTCCACATTGCGCCTCGAACGGCAACAGGATCTGGGCAGGGTACGCAGTCGGCTGATGGGGATTACATTCGTGTCCGCACGGCAACGGGGTCAGGTACGGGTGCAGGCGCAGCTGTTGGGGCTATCGTCTACGCCCGTACCGCTACCGGCTCGGGGGCTGGCACGTCGTCGTCGGTTGAAGTCATCGTTGTTATTCGTACGGCGACGGGTTCTGGGACTGGCACGGGGACGGCGGACGGTTCTTCGACTCGAGCCAGGATGGCCACGGGGTCTGGAACTGGGACATCGGCTGCTGACGGACTGCACATTGCCCCCAGAACGGCTTCTAACGCCTCTGTAGGCTCGTCTGCTGCGTCTGGGCTACATATTGCGCCAAGAACCGCCACGGGATCTGGGGCAGGCACACAGGTCGTTGTAGGGGCGAGGGTCGTTCGGGTGTCGGGGACGAACACGGGCAACGGGTCTGGCACGGCGGTGTGGGTCAAGTCTCGGATTTTCCGCGTCCCCGCCAAGCAGAAGGTTGGCTATGCCCAGAGGCTTGGGGAAACCGACGCGGACCGGCTGTTCTCGTTCACGCCGAAAGGTCTGCGGGCTGACAATCTGTACAAGTTGACTAACGGGACGTACACGACCACGGATCCTCGTCGCCCCGAACTTGTTGTCAAGGTCTACTACGGTGGTCACGACATTTTCTTGGATGACACCGAAGTGGGAGAATTGACCGCAGCGGGTTACGGAGCGTACATCACCTAATGGCTACATTCAGACCACCAACCGACAACTTTGTGGCATTCGTACTGCCAGAAGATCCGAGTGGGGCTTTCCCACTTTCCCTCGATGAACGCTTCGCCAACCAGTTGGGCTATCACATTCGCAATTCGTCACGCGGTCGCAACATCTACAAGCTTGTTGACGGCACCTACACCGACGGACAACCGTCCGACTATGACCTGATCGTCAAGGTCTATTATGGGGGCCACGACATCGAAGTGGACGAGCAGGAGGTCGCTGACCTGACTGCTGCTGGATACGGGGCATACATAACGTGAAGCATCAAGAAGTGCATCCCAACCTGGACGTGGAGGGCTGTTTTGGTTGCAAGGTTGCTGGCATCCGCATGGGTACGAATACGACAACAAGTCGAGGCGCGGTGGTCGATGAGATCAACAAGCGTGAGCGTGGCTGGCAGCAAGATATGCCGGCCTACAAGAGACTACGGCAAAACGGGTTGCAGCCGAAAAAGATCGACGGAGCCGCCGAAGTGGAACGCCGCGCGAAAGAGGCGTGGCAGGTAGAAACCGGCATTCTGCCGAATCGTTAGGCTTCGGGGAATCCACCCCTGAACACAGCTCGGGGAATCTGCACACCCGTGTGTTCGGTAATGAAGTCAAGAAAGTCGTACACGATGCGTGGGTACAGACTCATGTGCGTTGCGATGGCTTCGCTGTCTGCCTGAAAAATTGACGGGTGGTGGCCGACGATGACGGTCGGTTTGGCAACGACATGGACGGGTTTGTCGAACAGGTTTTGCAGCATCCCGTAGTGGAACCCGTATCGCGTATCAAAATGGGCGAGGCACGAATCGGCAGACCAAGCGTCTCGAAGAAACGTGTTTGTTGAGATCAGACTGTGGGCAGGGATGATCCAGCCTTTTCTTGTTGCCAGTAGGTGTTCGCAAAAGGCTTTGTAGTTCGGGTAGGTCACGCCCATCGGTATCCGCCAATTATCGGATTTGGGTACTTGGAAGATCAGCCCAGGTTCTGTGCGTATTGCGGCCAGCGTTGTGGAGATCGCGTCCTCGGTAAGAACCTCGTCGTCGCCGATCACCCACAAATAACGTCCGGTTGTTGAGACTTGGCACATGGCGATGTTTGCGTCCCCGCCGACGTTGTAGAGGTTTTCGCGGTATTTCACCCAGTCGGGCAGAACATACGGTTGCGACGATTTGTTGACCGATACGAATACTTCAACTTCGTCAGTCATCTGTGGTTCAATGCTGGCAAGTAGATTGTTCAGCAATTCTTGGCGTTCCCATGTGGGGATGTAAATCGAAAGGGTTTTCTGCGGGTCAGTCATGGCTACCAACTATCAGCATTGGGGCGGGTTTTCGGACGCACGGTTTGGTTACGGCGAACATTGGCGTGGTTTCACGTCGCATTTGCCGGCGGGTGTTGTGTTGCATGATAAAGCATCGGTGAGCGTTCACATGGGTGTCCCCCAGTCATGCCACGGCTGGTGGGCTGGCCAATACCGCGTCCTGAATACCATGTGGGAAAGCGACAGGATCCCGTCAAGTTTTCTTCGCTACCTGCCGCTGTACGACATGATCGTCGTTCCGAACGAGATTGACCAAGAACGGTTCGCTGAGCATCATCCGATTGTCAAGGTTGTGCCGTTGGGCGTAGACCGCAAGGAATACCCTGCGATTGAGGTGCCGCGTCTGGATCGTTTCCAGTTCCGCGCTGGGGGCAGTCTGTGGTGGCGCAAGGGTCTGGACATCGTGGTGAAGGCATTCCACAAGCTGGGTCTGCCCGATGCCGATTTGCGGATCAAGGCTGCACCTCATGCCTCGGATGTCCCCAAGACTGACCTCGGCCCGAACGTGTATCTGGATCGGAAGTGGATGAGCCACGACGACAAGTGCCGTTGGTTTGCCGAATCAGACTGCTTCATCGCCGCGTCTCGAGGTGAGGGTTTCGGGCTGATGCCGTTGCAGACCATTGCGATGGGTGTCCCGACGATTGTCAGCCTCACGACTGGCCAGATCCAGTTTTCGCATTTGGCGACGGGTCGGGTGAAGTGCGGCAAGTCGCCGGCGGTGATCGGCGGGATGTGGGATGAACCTGATCTGGACGAACTCTGCGAGTTGATGAAGGATCACTACGAAAACTTCAGCAAATACAAGACTCAAGCACGGGCCAATGCCCCCAAGGTGGATGAGTTTTCGTGGGATAACGCTGTGCAGAAGATGTTGACAACCCTGCCCGAGGGGACGCTGTTATCCACAAACGAGTGGGTGGAATCCGTTTCGTGGATACAAGTCAAGGTGCTGGACAATGTCGATGCGGACATCGGCAAGAACAAAGTCCGGCTGCGTAAGGGCGAAACGGCAACGATCACCGACGGCCAATACCAAGTGTTGTACGATGCAGGCAAGGTGGTGATGGCGTGAAGCAGAAGAAAGCCTTTTGGGAAACGAAGAATCCGAACAAGAAATCGACTCCGTTGACTCCGAAGCAGAAGGCGTTTGCCAAGTCTCGGGCGAAGAAGGCTGGGCGGCCCTACCCGAACCTTGTGGACAATGCTGCCGCTCGACGGATGGGCAAGTGATGGCTGAGTACAAGGGCAAGAAAGTCAGCCTCAACAAGCCACGCCCGATCCGGAAGGGCGAGCCGAGTTATGGACGCAAGAAATCCGTGGTCTATGTCTCGGACGGTGGCAAGGTCAAGCGGGTCACTTTCGGGGATCCGAACATGACGATCAAGAAGAACCAGCCTGGTCGCCGGTCCAATTTCCGTGCGAGGCACAACTGTGCAGATCCTGGCCCCAAGACCAAGGCTCGCTACTGGTCCTGCAAAGCTTGGTAGGCATACGGTAATATCGTCGTCGGTCCCGTCAACAGGAGGTGTGCCGATGCCGATGGTCGGTAAGAAGAAGTTTGCGTACACGAAGGCCGGCAAGATGGCCGCAGCCAAGGAAGCAGCCAAGACTGGCAAGCCGATGAAGAAGGCCGCCAAGAAAATGGGCAGCAAGAAGAAGTAATGGCTAAGTCGATGCGTGGCAAGAAAGCCAAGATCCAAAAGGTCATGGGCGAGTACAAGCGCGGCACCCTGCATTCAGGCAAGGGTGGACCGGTTGTCACGTCCAAGAAGCAGGCTGTTGCCATTGCCTTGACGCAGGCCCGCAAGAAGAAGAAGTGACCACAGCCAGCACGATCATTACCCGCGCCAACAGGCAACTCCTGTCGGGGACGGTTGAACAGCGCAACAAGCTTGCGGCTTCTATCAACGCATCCACGGACACGGTCACGTTCTCGTACGACCTTGAGGGAATCCGACAGGGTCAGGTTTTTGAGATTGATTCGGAATTGTTCTACGTTTGGGCGGTTTCGGTTGGTGCCAAGTCTGCAACTGTTGAGCGTGGATTCAACGGCACGACTGCTGCTGCCCACGACGCGAACGCTTTGGTGACGGTCAACCCGCGTTTCCCGCGCAACCAAATGCTCGAAGCACTCAACGATGAACTGGCCGATTTGTCGTCTCCGACGAACGGGCTGTTCAAGGTCACGTCGCTGAACCTTGACTACAACGGTTCCGACACGATGATTGACTTGACTGGCACGTCAAACATTCAGGACATTTTGTCGGTGTCGGTGCGGTATCTGACTGACGACTACATTCCGGTGCGGAAATTCCGTCTCATGCGTGACGTTCCGACCGACGATTTCCCGACTGGTGTCGCCCTTCGCATGGATCAAGCTGTGCTGGCTGGCCGTCTGCGGATCGTCTACAAGTCGCCGTTCACCGCGCTGACTGCCGAATCGCAGGACGTGACCACGGTGGGCGGTGTGCCGGCATCGTGCGACGACATTCTGGCTTTGGGTGTGCAGATCCGCCTCATGTCGCCTCGAGAGATCAAGCGTAATTTTACCGAGTCTCAGGGGGATACCCGCCGAGCGGACGAGGTTCCGCAGGGGGCGGTGGGTAATTCGATGCAGGCTCTGTTGCGGTTGCGTCGTGACCGCATCACCGCTGAAGCGATGAGGTTGGCGCGTCAATACCCGACGCTGATGACAAAGGCGTAACGTGGCTACGCCGTTCACGAATCACCTCACGGTCAGGTTTTCGCCTGCTGAGGCATTCTTTACCGGCAAGCCTTCAGCGACCCTTGTCCCTGACGTTTTCCCTGTGGCGATCAATGGTCGTGCGTACATGGTCGATGTCAAGTCGGGCCAGTATGCGCGTGGTTTTGAGCAGCGTGTTCGTGACTCGCAGGACATCTCGACCGCTCCTGGCGAATCGTCCATTTCGACCGGTGGTTTGTGGCGGCGTGGCGAGGCTTCGTGGCATCTGGGTGCTGGGCAGGGTCGGGCCGATGTGGCCGACTCGGTCGCGTACCGTTTTGATGAATCCAAGGGCATCAATGTCTGGACGAAGGGCCAGCTGTCGCTGTTGAATGCGACCAAGTCTGCGCTGACTTCTGCTGCCACCAACCTGCCGATGATCGAGGTCAATGGCTACTTGTACGTCGGGGACAACCAGACCCTCAAGTACACGCAGGATCCGTTTGCTTCCACGCCGTCGTGGACGACGGTAACGGGCGGGCCGGCTGCTGCGATTAACGACATCACGACTGACGGTTCTCAGATTTATGTTGCGTACGCAAGTTCTGGTATCTACATGGGTGCGGTTGGTGGCGCATCGGTGGCAGCCCACTACGCTACGACCAGCAACACGAACTACACCAAGCTCGGTTTCGGGAAAGGTTTCGTTCTCGGCTTCCACAACGATACGTCGGACAGCCATATCCACATCGTCCCGTACGCCACTGCAACATCGCACGGCACTCCGGTGGCAGAGTTCGCCAACCAGGCTTTTGTTTGCGCTGGTATTACGGGCGGCCAGAACGCTGTCTACGTCGCGGGTCGTAACACCGACCGTGGCGTGGTGTACCGTCTGTCCTTGAAGAGCGACGGCACTACGCTCGAGAATCCGATTGTCGCGCTGGAACTGCCAACTGGAGAATACCCGACCAGTATCCTCGGGTATCTGGGCTACATCCTGCTTGGCACCAACAAGGGCATTCGCTACTGCTCAACTGACTCCAATGCCAACCTGGTCGCGGGTGCTTTGATCCCGACGAGTTACCCCGTCTACGACATCGCTGCCGACGACCGGTTCGTGTGGTACACCCTGACCAACTACGACGGGTATTCTGGTGGTTTGGGTCGGCTGGATCTCGCCAACTTCACGGGTGCCAACACGCCGGCATACGCGACTGATCTGATGTATGGCACCGACGCGGTCCCAATTACGGCGACCGTATTGTCTGTCGTGATCTTCAATGACAAGGCCGTGTTCAGCGTTTCGGGTGTCGGGGTCATTGCCGAGGACTCGGCCAACCTGGCGTCGTCGGGTGTCTTGACGACTGGCACCTACCAATGGGGCATTCCCGACCGCAAGTTCATCGCCAAGATCGACACCCGTTCCCGCCAGCTTTACGGCACGATCATCCCGTCGATCTCGTTTGACGGCGGGGCGTACACCGTGCTTTCGGGCCAGACTGTCCCGCTCAGTTACGAATCGACCAGTAACCCGCCCCAGACCAAGTTCATTGAGGCCCGCCTGAAGTTCACCCTGAACCGTGACTCGGGGGCCGTCGGCCCGACAATGACCCGTTGGATGGCTCGAGCCTACGCAGCCCCCGCCCGCTCGGAGGTTTTCCGTGTGCCGGTGATGGTCCACAGCGTCATCAACCGTTGGGGGACGGACTACTACTTTGACGTGGAAGAGGAACTGTCCGAACTGCGTGGCCTGATCTCCGACCCCCGCGTCGTCAACTACCAAGAGGGAACCGACCAGTATTCCGTGATCGTGGAAGAGGTCGATTTCCAGCAGTACGACGTGGTGGAGCGGCGCAACGTGTTTGAGGGTACTGCTATTGTTACCATGAGATCGGTCTAACGGGAGAGAAATGGCACTACCTACACGGCGTTCGTATGCGGGAGGGGCAGCAGCTTGCACCTTGTCGTCCACGATCAATAGCTCTGCCACGTCATTCTCGATCAGCGGTACGACCACGGGCTGGCCTGCGACGGCTGGCGGTGGCTTCTACATGGTCATTGATCCAGGTCTGTCCACCGAAGAGAAGGTGTTTGTTGGGTCACGGTCGAGCGGTTCGCTGTCGTCGGTGACCCGTGGTGTGGACGGCACGTTGTCCGCCAGCCACGATTCTGGTGCTACCTGCTACCCCGTTTTCACCTCGATTGACGCTGACCAGGCGAACAAACTTGCGTCCACCATGACAACCAAGGGTGACTTGGTTTCGACCGATGGATCCGATCCGGCGCGTCTTGGTGTCGGCACGAACAACCACAGGCTTGTCGCCGCGTCGGGCGAAACGACTGGCCTCAAGTGGGTTGCCGATACACAGAATACGGTCATTGATGCCAAGGGCGATCTGTTGGTCGGTTCGGCGGCCGATACGGTTGCTCGCCTTGCGGTGGACACGACTGATGGTGCGGTTCTGATTGCGGATTCGACGGCTACGAACGGCGTGTCGTGGCAGGCGCAGAACACAGGTGTCCGGAACATTCTCTATAACGGTGCGATGCAGGTGGCGCAACGGGGAACTAGCACAGCGAGTATTACCACCAACGGCTATTACACGGCAGATAGGTGGCGAACTGCAATAATCACGTTGGGGACATGGACACAATCTGTTGAAGCCGACGCACCTACTGGTTCAGGATTTCGTAAATCCGTAAAGATGCTTTGCACTACTGCCGATGCTTCGCCAGCCGCAGGTGATTCGTTGGTTTTCCAACAACATTTGGAAGGCCAAGATTTGCAGGCAGTAAAGAAGGGAACTTCGTCTGCTCAACAATTGACTTTATCATTTTGGGTCAAATCAAACGTGACTGGAACATACATCGCAGAACTGCGTGATGCCGATAATGCACGATTTTGTGGCAAGGCTTATAGTATTTCGGCTTCGGCAACATGGGAATTCAAGACCGTTACGTTTCCAGCAGACACAACAGGTGCATTCGATAATGATGAAGCATTGTCGTTAGCGGTGAACTGGTGGCTTAGTGCAGGTTCTGATTTTACGTCTGGAACACTTCAATCAGGATGGCAAACCACGACAGCAAACCGTGCGGTCGGTCAAACCAATCTTGGTGCCGCTACTAACAACTACTGGCAAATTACTGGTGTCCAGTTGAATGTTGGTGGGGTTGCTGCACCGTTCGAGTTTGAGAGCATTGGCACGACCATCGAGAAATGCCAACGATATTTTTCTAAGTCATACAACCTGACGGTTGCTCCTGCGACTGTTACTACGGTTGGCGCAAGAGGATTTGAGTTGGGTGCTGATGCCAATCAAGAACGCTCTGTTACTTTGGAGTTTCCAACTGCGATGAGGGCAACGCCGACCGTTACGGCTTACTCTCCTGTGTCGGGTACGTCTGGGCAGTGGCGTGTGTACAATGTGGCAAGGACTCTCAACAACGATTCCGCAGTAACTATTGTTTATCAGAGTGAGAAGTCTGCAGTGTTTGTATGTACCTTTAACGGTTCCAACATGCAAGGTCATTATCGTGCAGATGCGGAGTTGTAATGACTAGATACAAGATTTACACTCACTCATTCGGCGGTCAAAGCATCTGCGACACTCAACGAAACTGTTGGATACCGCTAGACGAAGCCAACACCGATTACCAGCAGTACCTAGCGTGGCTCGCTGAAGGCAACACACCCGAACCGTGGCAACCTGAGGAGAACAAGTAATGGTCAAGATCCAATCCGTCATCGGTCGCGTGTTTGCCGTGTTCGGCTCGTCGGCTCTCGCCGCCCTTGCCGGTGGTGCAATCATCAACGTCGAGTTGTGGAAGGCCGCTTGTCTTGCAGGCTTCATGGCCGCCGCCAAGGTGACCGAACAGCTCTTGAAGTTTTGGGCTGAGGACGGTGTCCTGTCGAAGGAAGAAGTTGCCATCGCCTTCGGGAAGAAGCCTGAAGTTCCGTCGGCTGAGTAAAGCCGTCTCGGCGGCAGCCGGTTTACTTCTTCTTCTCGTCGCAACGACGGCCAGCGCGGAGAACGTCCGCGTCACCCAGGCAACCGACTACTGGTATCAGTTTGATACCACCTCGACTTTTTCGGTGCGGACGTATGCCGTTGCCGGCTATGGGTCGGATCCGATGCTGTGGTTCTACAACGCGGATGGTCAACTTCTTGCCCAAAATGATGACTGGTACGGGTTGCAGTCTCGGCTTGAGGTGCAGGTGGAACCTGGCTGGTATCGCCTCCGAGCGGGGGTCTGCTGCGGCAACCCTGACGCATGGTGGTCTGGGGTGCAGTACGACCTAGAGACGAACGTGGAGGCTGTGGTGCCGACCACATCGCAAACCACGACAACCGTCGAAGAGACGACGACTACTACGGAAATGTCTACAACGACAACCGAGGTGGCCACAACGACGACCGAAGAGTCCACAACGACCACCACGTCAACGACTACAACCACCGAGCCGGAGCCGAGTAGTACGCTGGCGACATGGCAGACGACGACGAGCAGCGAGCCGCTTACGAGCGAGCCATCGACTACCACCGTTTTGCCGACATCGTCCAGCACTACGACGACACAGCCCGACCCGACCACGACGACATCGACTACGAGCCTGCCAGCCTCGACCACCTCGACGGAGCTGACTACGACCTCTACGGAGACGACGTTCCCTGCATCGGAATCATCCTCCACATCAACAACTACATCATCTCTGTCGCCGAGGCCATCGAGCAGTTCGGTTCTTTCAAGGCCATCCCCGACGACTACGACCTCACCTCCAACGACGTTGACCTCTCCGTCATCTTTGATTGCGAATGTGGCCACAGTCCCACCAAACACCGGCTTGACGGCTGTTACGGTCATACCGACCCCGACGACGACGACGATCCAGACGATCCCCCAATCGCCGCTTGAGGCGGTAGAGGTACTGTCGGTTGACGCAACCCCCGAGCAGGTTGCTGCCGCCATCGACGTGATTGCCGAGAGCCTCGACACCCTGACCGAATCCCAGTTGGATGCCATCGTTGAAGTGATTTCGGTAGCCCCGACCGAAGTCAAACGGGAGTTTGAGAACGAGGTCAACATCTTCTCGGCTGGCTTGGACAACTATGTGCCGGCGGATTCCAAGATCACGGTGGCAGAACGGCGGGTTTTGGTGGCGGTAGGGGCCGTGATGGTGGCTGCCCCAGCGGTGGTGGGTAGGCGCAAATGATAGATTCGTCCCGATGCGTAAGTACCTGACTCAGACTGCGGCGATCATTGCGGCCATGTGTGGGTCGTCCTACGTCATCATTACTCTTTCGGGGGCCACCCGTCGCCAAGCCCTGTGGATCACGGGGGTTCTGCTTCTGGCGATGGTGGTCACCGCGTACTACGAGATAAAGGATGACGAGTGAAGTACCCTGTCCGCAAGTTTGTGGTGCCGTCGGAACTGGAAAAGTGTCCCAACGGCGACATTCCCCCGCACCTGCTGTCGAACATCAAGCCCTACGGGCAGCTTTACTGGAAGGCTGCGGCAGCGTGGGAGGCTCTGTGCGAGGCAGCCAAGGCTGACGGCCTCGAGTTCAGCCACGTCGGGGCGTTCCGCTCGTTGAAGGAACAGATCGCGCTGTTTGATTCGCGGTACTCCAAGAAGGCTACGAAGCGCATCCCGCAGGTTACCCGCACCTACAAGGGGAAAGTTTTTTTCCTCAAGGAAGGCATGGCACCGGCGGGGACACCTGGTACGAGTAAGCATGGGTGGGGGACGGCCCAGGACTTTGCGGCGATTGTCAACAAGAAACTGGTCAGCCTCGGATCTTCGCAGAAACACGTCGATTGGCTGGTCGCCAACGCTGACCGTTTTGGCTGGTCGTGGGAAGTGGAAGATACGTCCAACCCGAACTTCGAGATTTGGCACCTGATCTGCTACGACTGTGACAACCTGCCGGCTGAGATACTTTCGCGTTCGGTGTCTCAGGCGACGAAGATCGCCAAGCCGACCCGCAAAGAGAAGAAGGGACGCAAGGCTTGAAATGGGCCGTCGTCTTGTTCTTGTTGCTGGCGGTCTGCTGCTCGGTACTGTTGCTGCTTTTACATTTCTTGTTCGTGACGCTCGGGAACGCTACGGATCTGGGATTCGATGGGAATGAGCGAGGGGATAATCGTCGCAGCGATAGCGGCTGTCGGCACGGTCTTAGCGGCCCTTGTGCAAGTCATGCGGAAAGAAAATAAGAACGATCACAACGTCGTTGCGGACTCTCTGAACCGGATCGAAACCAAGCTCGACAACCATATTGATGACCATCTGAAGGGCGAGATTTAGTACGTTTCGGGGTGCTAGGTTGCCGATCCCTATGACGGCACAAACACTTTCTGTAATACACAAATACCTGTCTCGCGTCGTGGCACATGGCCCCGAGCAGGACGAACTGATCAAGGCAGTTGAGGCGGTCGAAAGGGAACTTTTGGCCCAGATCCGCCATAAACAGATCGCGTGACACCCGCCTGTTAGGGTGGCGGTATGACAGAGTCAGAGGGGTATCCGACGGTCGTGGTGGTGTGGGCTGATGCCCATTCCGGCGCAGAGCATTGGGCTGAACTGGACACGGACGACAAGTCCGAGTACCTGGTCAAGTCGTGCGGTTTCATCATCGAAACGGAACGCGGTGGCAAGCCTGAACACATCACGCTCGCTCAGAGTTACACCCCCGACCTAGATTTTGATCACGTCTTGCACATTCCGAAAGGGATGGTGAGGCACATCCAATTCATGGAGGCATTCACGAAGAGGTTGTCTGTCTGACACCCATCGTGTATGTTGACCGCATAACGTCATACACCTAACAAGAGAGAAGGGGAAATGGGAAGCAAGAGATACCGCATCGCCAAGCAGCCACACGGCTCGCAGGGGTGGCTCGAGGATCGTTACTGGGACGCAGAACACAACCTGCGTATCAGCGCATCGCCATGTGCAGCGATCTACGACAAGCACCCGTTCGTGCCGAAGGATGCCTACGCAGCTGAGATGCTCGCGGGTGTACCACCGCTGCCACAGAAGGCGACGTGGGCCATGCAGCGCGGCACCGATCTGGAGCCGGTCATCGCACGTTGGGTGATCGAACGCACCGGCGTGGAATACGACGAGCCGAAAGAAATGTTCTGCTTCGACACCGACAACGGTGCGAGGCTCATCGCCACGCTTGACCTGTTCTACGAGGACGGGGATATCCGCAAGGTGGTCGAGATCAAGTCACGCAACAAGCCGTGGGAAGGCGAACTGCCCGACTACTGGAAGTTTCAGGGGATTCACCAGGCGATCTGCGCCGACGTGGACGAGATCCTGTGGGCCGTGTTCGACTCTTCGATGCAGTTGTTCCTGCACAAGCAGGAAGTGACCGAGGCCGAGAAAGCGGAACACATCGCGGCCTGCGAATCGTGGCTGAACAGCATCGAGTTGGGCATGACCCCGACTGGCGTGACGTGGTCATACGAGACTGTCGCGCAGCGGTTCCCCGAGCCTGCACCTTCAGAGACGAAAGAGTTGCCTGCCGAGGCTGCCGAAAAGTTTGAGCAGTTGCGTCACGTCAATTCGGAACTGAAGTCATACGAAGAACTGAAGGATCGGTTGAAGGCCGAACTGTGCGAGATGATCGGCACGGCAGAGGTGGCAACAATCAACGGGTCACCGGTCGCAACGTGGAAGGGCAAGACAACCAAGCGGTTCGATCAGAAGCGTTTCGTTGACGAGAACCCTGACATTGCCAAGCAATACATGAAAGAAACAACGACAAGAACATTCCTTCTGAAAGGGGAAAAGTGATGAGTGAGAAGAAGGTTGGGCTGGGCGATGTCCTGGCGAAGTACGGTGTGCCGGATCCGAAGATCGTCGGCAAGCTGCCCAAGGGTGGAACGACCCTCGACTTTGTCGGCCACGCCGATGTCACGAAGATGCTCATTGAGATCGATGAGAACTGGACGTGGGAGCCGGTCGCGTTTGACGACCAGGGTCTGCCCGCGTACCGCGTCGAGAACGGCATGGCTCACATGGCTGGCTGGATGACGATCCACGGCGTTCGCCGTCTCGGCATCGGCTCGGTTCAGCACAACAAGGGCGACCTGCTGAAAGAACTGGTCAGCGACTTCATTCGCAACGCGGCCATGCGTTTCGGTGTCTGCCTCGCGCTGTGGACGAAGCAGGAATGGGACGATGTCGATCACGCACCGACAGCCCCGAAGCCTGCTGCCCCTGCGCAGAAGAAGGTTGGCACGGCTGTCAAGAACCCGACGGCTGCCCCGAACAATGTCCCCGAGCAGAAGCCTGCCGAGAATCAGGAAGGGCTGGTTGAGATCACGGCCCAGCAGCGTCAGCAGTTGCTCGAGGCGTGTGGCAAGAATGCCATCGACGTTCGTGAAATGGCAAAGCTGGCGGGTCGTGACTGGGACGAACCGATCTACGAGTTTGACCTCGCGGCATTGCGTGAAGCGTTCAAGACTCTCAAAGCACAGCGGGGTTAGTCATGCCGAATCGCAGAACGGTTGACCCGACTGGTCAGCAGCCGTCGTCCAAGATGGTGTCATTCCGCATCGATCCCAGCCAAGAGGTCGAGATGGATCTTCTCTGCAAAGCCTACGACTGTTCGCGGTCGTCGCTGTTCCGTCGCCTGTTGAAGCAGGCGGTGCAGCAGGTGCAGGAGGGTACGGTCTGATGACTCTTGAGGAGGCGATGGGCTGGATGATGACCGGCTACATCGTGACAGCTGGTGTGTTGATTATCGGGTGGTGGATCCACAAGTACAACAACAAGAAGGGGAAGTAATGGCTGACGAGATTTGGGAGTATTACGCACGGGACGCGCAGCGGGCTATCGAATCGCTGACCGAACAGTTGCGTGAAGAGACTGCCGAGCGTAAGCGTTGGCAGGCTGTAGCCGAAAGGTTCTTCAACCTGCACCCTGCCGACATTCCTGGTTGGCAATACGCCATCGTTGCGTACGAAGATGCGGAGAAGAAACGTGATGCAGATTGATCAGGTCGTTTCGTTTCGGTTGACCACCGACAAGGGTCCGATCCCGATCACCCTCTGCGCTTGCGGTGTGTTGGTGCTGTCGTCCATGACTGGACATTTCAACGGTTGCGAGTATCTCGCCATGAGGAAGGAGGAAATGGGTGAGCAAGCAGAGGGCTAAGGGGACGCGGGCCGAATCTGGTGTCGTGGAGTTCCTGCGCCAGAACGGTTTCCCGTATGCCGAGCGTCGTGCATTGCACGGGGCATTGGACAAGGGTGACATCACGGGGATACCTGGCGTGGTCATCGAGGTGAAGGATCACGCGAAGATTACGTTGGCCGAGTTCATCTCGGAGTTGAGGGAGGAAGTGAACAATGCCAACGCTGAGACTGGTGTGGCTGTCATCAAGCGCAGGGGTACTCTGCAAGTGGGTGACTGGTACGCCGTGATGCCGGTGTCGTGGTGGGTCGATCTGCTGAAGGAGGCTGGTTACTGATGAAGTGGCGACCTTTTCAGAGCGGTGTCCCCTACACCTGTCAGGAATGTCCTGCGTATGTCGAGTTGATCGCAGACCGTGACCGCTGGAGGATGCTTGCCGAGTTTTTGTGTGACCAGCCTCCAAGCGTTGTCGTGCCGGACGAGATTGCACGTTTGTTCCCGCAGCCGATGGTAAGGGAGGAAGGTGGTGGTTGACAAACTGAATCATGCCGGTGACCGCATCATTTGGGAAAGCCCAACCGAGATGCTCGATGACATTTGGAAAGCCCGCGCCGAGCGGGATGCCGCACGTCGTCGGATCAGCGACCTTGAGATGATCATCAAGTTCATGCAGAACGGCGACGAAATCTACGAGGTGCAGTAATGGCTATCGGGAGCGGAGCCGAGATCGGCATCGTGTTCGGCAGGTGGGGCGACATGACCGATGCTGAAAAGGATCATTGGTGTGCCACGTTCCGTGACCGGTTCGGTGCTGACCTACTGAAGGGGTATGCGACCCTGCACTATGCAAGGAGGGATCATGGAGCAGAAGTCATCGACCTCTCGCAACATCGTAGAGCTTGACGAATACGAACTGTTTCACGCAGCCACGGCTGGTGTGCAGCGTCGTATCTCGAGCCTGAAGAAGAACCGTCCCCAGTTGTACGGTGCCGACGAGCGGCGCAACTACTGGGAGATCGACATTATTGGGATGATGGGCGAGTACGCGGTATCGAAGTACCTGAACATTCATTGGCAGCCGGCGACGAACAAGCGTCTGTCCGAGTTGCCTGGTGACGTGGGTCGGTACGAGGTTCGGTCATCGACGTGGCCTGATGCCCATCTGCTGGTGCGTGAAGCCGACAAAGACAAGTCGCCGTACATTCTGGCTATTGTCCACGAATCGTCGGTGGATCTGCGCGGGTTCAAGTTTGGTGTCGATGCCAAGCAACCCCAGTACCATCGTGAGCGTCAGACGTATTGGGTTCCGCAAGCGGATCTCGAGCCAATGGCAATGCTGCCCTTCCTGCTAGGGTAGTTCTTTGTGTCATACAGATCGGAGGTTTATGGGAACTAACTGACCTTGTCCGTTGTCGAAAGGAGCCATCATGCGGAAACGCATCCTGACCCCAGTAATCCTGTCCCTGTCCCTACTAGCCACAAGCCCCGCAGAGGCCGCTGGAAGCCCCGCTGAGGGCCGCAACAGCGATATCTGCACCAAGTACGTCAACCTCGCCAGGAAGGTGGGTTGGCCGAAATCCGACCGATGGATGCTCAGGCTGGTGCTTCACCGCGAAAGCCGGTGCCAGCCAACCAGCATCGGACGGAACCGTAATACGAAGGGCGAGGTAACTTCCCAAGACTGGGGATTACTTCAGATCAATGATGTGTCATGGGTTCGGTATCTTCGTGACCTGGGCATCATCAAAGATCGTGAGGATCTTCTGAATCCACGAATCAATCTCACCGCGGGACTAGCGTTGAGAACCTACAGCGTCGAGAGGGGACTATCACCGTGGCATCAATGGCGAACAAGCAGTCCGAATGGGTCTGCCGGTTCTGCGGTGTCTCCGTGAAAGTTTTCGTTCGACTGTCAGTACCACCAACACATAGCTGCCGCAAGAAACGGTGGCAGCAGATCAACCTCACCTTGAAAGGGGAGCAATGAATACCATCATCATCACGGGAAACGTGACGAAGGATCCCGAGATCCGTTACACCAACAACCGGACCGCGATCTGCGTGTTCTCCGTTGCCACGTCATACGGCAAGGACGACAAGAAGCAGACCACGTTCCATGACGTGAAGGTTTTCGGTGACATGGCCGAGAACGTCGCAGCGTCGATCACCAAGGGTGTGCGTGTCACGGTCCACGGTCGTCTCGAGAAGTCAACGTACGAACGCAAGGACGGCGGCAAGGGTATGTCGGTTGACATTGTTGCCGAGTCGGTTGCCCTCGACGTGCGGTTCCGTCCTGCGTACGCAGACCAGACCGACAACACGATGAAGCAGGTGAAGCAGCAGTTCCCGAACGCGCAACTGCTCGATGAAGAACCTCCGTTCTGATGTGAGAGCCGGCGTGATGGCCGAAATACCGGCAACCGAAAAACAACTCAAGATGCTTTGGTCTTTACAGAAACGGTTGGGTATAGAACCGAAATGGTTTGATGACATGAGCAAGAGACAAGCTCAAGAGTTGATCAGCGACATGGTCGATAAATGCACCGTGATTGAAAACATGAAAATAAACCAGTCAACTAATGATTGGTCGTTGTAATTGTGTGAGCATTGTGGGACAGTCTCGCGGGCGTTGACCGTCTGGTCTGTTGAGGACACGGCGTTCTGCGCCTGCGACTGCCATAACGCGCGGCGTTATGACCAAATGAACACGAAACAACGGAAGAAAGCAAGGGGAAAAGATGAAGTTCGCATACGCTGACCCGCCCTATCTCGGCAACGGGAAGCGCAGGTATGCACCTTTCCACGAGAACGCAGGTGAGTATGACGACGTTCAGGCTCATCTTGATCTTGTAGCGCGGCTTGTCGATGAATACCCAGATGGCTGGGCGTTGTCATGCAACCCAAAAGATTTGCGGTGGGTGTTGCCGGCATTGCCTGACACGGTGCGAGTTTGTGCATGGACCAAGACGTTTCACCAGATCCGCGTCAATGTTTCTGTGCAGTACGCATGGGAACCCGTGGTTCTGGGGGGGGTCGGGACATGAGGCATCGCAGGCCAATGACTCGAGACTGGATGGCCTGCCCTATCGCCATGCGAAAGGGTCTGCCTGGTGCGAAGCCGGCCGCGTTCTACAACTGGGTGTTGGACATGATCGGCTGGGAGGAAGGCGATGTGATTGATGATCTGTTTCCTGGCACGAATGGTTTAGCGGAAGTGATTAGTCAAAGGGGATCCAAAGAATGATCGAAAGACCTAGATGGATGCGTCGGGGAAATTGTGTCGGGGTTGCCGGCACGGTGTTCTTTCCAGACCTGGTGGGGATCAGCGACAAGGTGGCGTTTCGGGAGGCCCGAGCCTTGTGCGAAACCTGCGAAGTGCAAAAGGAATGCCTCGAGCAGGCGATGCGGAACGAACTCGAGCAGCCGCGCAGGTTCGGGATGTGGGGTGGCCTGACACCGAAGGAACGGCGCGGTCTACAATCTGAGCGTGACGCGCAAGCGGCGAGGGAATTGCAGCGAATCCGAGTGCAACCTGCCCGCCAAGGGCAAGGGACTCTGCAATCGTCACTACTTGAGGCTTTACCGGACCCAGAACTTGGAGCGTTCGAGGGAAGCTGCTAGACGCTACGCCGAGACGCACCGTGAACAGCGTCAGGAATACAAGCGTTTGTATAGGGCCGAGAATCGGGACAAGATCCGTGCCGACATGGCTGCGTACCGTAAGCGACACCATGATCGTGTTCATGCTGGGCGTATGCGCCGCGACCGAAGGCTGAAAGAGAACGGGGTATTCTTGGTTACTGAGGCTGACATTCGCAGGCTACGCCGGCAGCCCTGCTACATCTGTGGTCTGCCTGCCGACACCATCGATCACCGTGTCCCGATAGCCAAGGGTGGTCGGCATTCGGTCGGGAACCTCGAGGCTTGCTGCCGATCCTGCAACTTTTCCAAGCGTGATGTCCTGCTAGTGCAGTTTCTCAGGAGAAAAAGAAACCCCGCAGCCTGAGCAGGGAAGGGGATACCTGTCGGCGCGGGGTTTCGGAGCGTGAGACTATCAGACTTTGTGTGTCTCAGTTTGATGAGTCGCCCTTAGTGGTGACCGCAATCGGGCGGCTCGC